CCGCAGTCGGGAGACCTTGGTCCCCCCTAACGACGGGCTGTCGCCCGTTGCTTCCTCAGCGTGCTGAGTAAGCCCACCTGATCTTGATGCCGACGGTATCAGGACGTCCTGAACGCAATAAGTGCTCCTTGTCTGGGGATGGCGAATCCCCTCTGCGCAAGAAGAACTTCATTAGGGCCCCGTAATCATCCAATGGATTTTCCGGGATCTTAGTTACTAGGCAAGCGGCTTTCACCATCGGCCGTTGTAACTCAGGACACTCTTTCTCAGTATGATGACCAAGAAAGGAGTGTTTCCCTAACGCTTCCGAATCAAAGGACACAGCAGGAAACGGTATCAACCGTTCAATCTGCTCGTCCAAGAAACGGACAGTTTGCCAGAGCCCACGTAAGTAAAATTGATTACGCAAGCTCACAAGACTGGCAACCTGGATTGCGTCCTGCTGTCGCGAAGGCCACTCATGTCGGACACGAACTATAGTAACATCCGTGCCCTCATAGTAGTCCTTTCCACAAGACTCTCTGAAGTAACCACTCCAGAAAGACTTGTTTTTGTTCACCTTGAACCCGAAAGCTTCAAGACGTGAAACGACAGCAAACACATATTCCACGGGGACAATGATATCATCCCCGTAGACGCGCACCTTACCATGGAATCGCCTAATGGCACTCCTGGTGAGGGGTCGTTTGAGCTCATCTTGGATCCCAAGAAAGACACATGTCAAGAAGACAATAGCCTCAATTGGGAAACAGAGAGCTGAACCCATAGACGCGAACTTGGATAGACGTATAACGCCATGTCCAGGTACATCTGCTTGTCGCGACCGAGTCGCTTCGATCCCCGCTTGCAAACTGGGGTATCGAAGAAATAAGGTGTTGACAAGTAGATTCGAAACACGATCCGACGCTTCACTGAGATCCAGTGTCGCAAGCTCGCCTCGCAGCGAGCCAATTCGAGCCAACTCCTGGTTAGGAGTCTGGTCCGAAAATCGGAGGAACGGGTCCAATAAGGGATCCGAAGCCAAACCCGTAACAAATCGCTCAAGAAGCGCTTGCTGCATATACTGCATGCAAGTAGGCTCAATTGCGATGATACGGGGTGTTTTGAGCGTTTTAGGCACGGTGATGACCCTGACGGGCCGCTCCGCGCCGGGTTCGAGCCAGGTGATTTGGTCGTGTACATGTTTGTACCTCCAGTTCGGTAGTAGGTAATCCCCAGCGGGGAACACCTTCTCCAAACGGCTGGTCCACTCAAGCTGATTGAACTTTTCGTTTGCACGAAGTCGATCAGCCGTTGCACCAGGACCGTGTTTCGGAACGATGTCGCCCTCAAAGACCTCGCGGTCTAATTGGGTGAACAAGTCCCGGAACAAAAGAAAGGCCATATCATGGAATTCCTCGTTTTCACGAGGAGTCCGTGTACGGTCATTCTCAATCACTGACTGCTCACACTCGACGTAGCCTTTAATCGCGCGCGTAACCCTTTCGGGGGTACACTCTAATGCCATTTTACCAAACATCAACGTAAGTTGACGAATGGCATAGATAGCATCATGCGAAGGCCGGTCGAGCAATCGACCACTACTTCGATCGAAACAGAGATCAAGGAAACCTCCGAGAAATCGGGGGAGACCTCCCTGGAACGCAAAACCGCGAAACAGGTTGTGATCGACAAAACCTTGAGCGAGGGCTGTTTGAAAGTCCGCGCCAAAGTTAGTCAGGGTAATCGTTAAAAACGACAACCCCTCAGTTTCAGACCTTCCCGTGACGGTCTTATAGTCGCGGGTGGTGCTAGTGTGACACCAGCTGGCTAGTTCATCAGCCAGCTTCTGCCAGAGAGACAAAAGGCTTTTCATGCCTTCCTCCTTAAATAGAGGTAAGAGCATCCCTGCCTGACGTCTCCGATCCGGGGATTCTAGGAAAAGACCTAGATCTCCCCTCCAAGAACACGAGTTACGTTGCCGCCGGAGCTAGCAGTGAGGTATGCCGTAAGGGCATCCACAATCTGCTTAGCTTCGGTAGCGCTGTAACCGTTGATCGGCATATCGATGACCAAGTATGCAGACATGCCCACTTTTGCGGACACGTTTGCTACGAAGGGATCGGCTGCGACCTTGGAGTGATCAACACGGACGCTGTGACGAACTCGCTTCCCACGGGTGTGGGAGATAGCGAGGGTCACGGTCCCATCTGCGGCGGTGAAGGTGCCTTTATCGACACCAAAACCGGTACGCGGAAGGGACGTGGCGACCGAGTTGATGGTAAGGGACTGAGGATCGGAAAAAGCCATGCGAGTACTCCTGGACTTGTTTGCCTACACCCTCAAAGAGTGTAGGGCTATTGAGTTGTATATTGAATTATTATTCAATTATAACGAAAATAGCGGATGCTACTTTCGCGGTGCCCTAGTAATACCCAGGGCAGCAAGAATGGATGTCTGACGTGTATCTAAAAGCATGTCAGATAATCCAAACCCGAAGGGGTTAGCCGGACGACGTTGCTTAGTTGTATAAGAAACGTTGTCAACTACTTTAGCGGGCCCTCTGGGATCAACCCAGTAGAGATCGCTAGTCGCACGTTGGCTGTAGTTTTGCTCAGCCATCATGTAACCGTACGGCATAACCAGACCATCCCGACTGAAATGTGAAATATTGGTCATAATATCACCCATATTTCCAAACCAGTCAGCTAGCCAGGTCCACGGAGCCAGATTCCACACAGTTTCTAGATCGAGCTTAGCTCCAACTAGAAATCGTGCGTTTTCTGCTGCAGCATACAACTGGTTCCTTTGGCGTTCGCCAAGGTCCAAGTGGTATGTGAAAGCGCCAGAGAACCAACGCTTGGTAGAATACCAAGTTTCGATCTCTTTGCGGTTCCGGGAGTAATCATTCCACAGATAGGTGAACGACCATCCGTTAGGACAGGCCGGTGCACCATTAACTGTATAATGAAAGTACTCATCACGATCGGGAAAGCGGAACTTTCGCCTTACAAGGCGGCCAGAGTCTCGCTCGAGTTGTTTGATCCGCTCTGCAGCGGTAACAATCGACTCAGCAGTTCCCTGGATGTCACCCAATAGGGGTTTGATACCGAACTCAATATTAAGCAACTCATCGCCGAGCTTTCGCGCGTCTTTGAGTTTGCCTTTGAGGAGCCCCTGGCCAACCATGGCCGGGAGTCCCTCTCTAAAGAGTTCAACCCCTGAAGTGACAAGATCCACTTTTGATTTCGTAGGAAGAGTAGAAGAGACTGCGGTAGCGCCCCAAGAATCCAAAGTGGAATCTGAGACGCGGCCAACGTCCGTTCTAATCTTATTAAAAGCTCCTTGATCGGGAGAGATGGTGTGAATATTACCATCTTGGTACTCCATATACCAACCAAGCATAGAAAACCGCTTGGTAGGAAAATTGGGTTCCCACTTAAATTTCTCCGTATAAAACGGACCTCCGAGATCCATCTTTTCATAACCTGGACGTTTAGCCAGGAAGAAAGGATGCCCTTCAGACTCAGTAACTTGCTGTAGACTCGCTCTATACTCGAACGCACGTCCACCGATGTAACTACCCGACCATGTATTAAATGGAAGGGGAGCCACCGAGTAGATGTCGTCCGTAATTCTAGTACGAGTCGTCAAGTTGCTGGTCCTGTCGTGATAACCTCCTTCTCTGGACGTTCTAATAGAACGCGTGCTCACATTAAGCACTAGGTGCCCCTAACGGG